CGTGGCTGCAGCAGGCCAACACGGTGGCTGGCGCACAGTCCGGCATCGATGTCGGCCAGGGCGGCCTGTGGCAGAGCCACGGAGCCAAGCTCGGCGACTGGCGCACCGGCCAGGCGACCGCGGACGCCTCGTCGTACTCCAAGGAGGGCGACATCAAGCTCGGCGCCGGCAAGAACCTGTTCGAAGGCATCATGGGTGGCCTCAAGCTCGCCGGCAACATCATCGCGCCGGGTTCAGGCGAGCTGGCCAACTTTGCGAGCAAGGGCGGCGCGGTCGGCAAGGGCACCAACTGGTTCGCATGACCATGGCAGCAATCCCGCAGATCAGCGCAGATACTATCAGCGGCCTGGGCGACCCATGGGTGGCCGAGGCCCACAAGCGGCGCGTCCAGAGCATCGTCCAGGGCGCTGGAGGCGATTACCGCAAGGCGGCGCTGGCGCTGATGTCGATCGATCCGGCGGCGGCGCAGCAGCTCTCCAGGATGGCGATGCACCAGCAGTCGCTCGGCCAGTCGGCGTCGCATCATGCCGACGATGTCCGGCTGCGCGAGCGCGGCCTCGACATCCAGCAGAGCGCCGAGGATCGGCCGCAGGTGCGCGAGGATCCAAACACCGGCGAAGAGTACATCGTGCGGCCATCGAGCGGCCAAAAGCGCTGGCTGACCGGTCCGCGAGCCGGCCAGGTTGAGCAGGGGCCGCCCATGCCGCGGGTGATGCCTGGGCAGTCGACCCCACGGCCGCAATCATCCGCGCCAGCATCGGTGCCGCAGGTGGCCGCCGCGGCGCCGCAACCATCGCAGCCTGACATTGGCGCCGGCCAGGTCGAGGTCGCGCCGGGTGTGACGGTGGGTGAGGATGAGATCGAGACGCTGCGGCAAAATCCGCAATATGCCGGCAAGTTCGAGCAGCATTATCGGTTGCCACCCGGCACCGCGCAGCGGCTGATCAACGGCGCCAAGCGCAGTGAGGTCGAGCCCTCGACCACGATGCCGGGCGGCAGCATCCAGCGCGTGGCCGGCGCCGAGAGCGACCTGACGCCAGACGTCGCCCAGGCGTTCGCTCAGCCCACCGGTGTCGACCTGGCGCCCACCCGATCGGATGCGCCACAGCTGCCGATGAAATCGCAGCGCGAGATCGAGGTCGCCCGCCAGAAGGAGTATTATCGCAAGCAGGCCGACACACAGATCAAGGACATCGAGGCGGCCAAGGCGATCGAGCCGTATCTGCCGGCGGCGCGCACCGCGCAGCGGCTGTTCCGGGAGGCGGCCAAGACCGGCAACATCCATCCAATCTGGGGCAACCCGCTGGTCACCTCCGGCCTGAAATACGCTCGCGGCGCGCTCGACGTCCTCGGCGCCGGCGACAACAACCCGATCCAGTCGCCGCTCATTACCGATCCACTGCGATCGGCGCTGACCGAGCTCGAGCTGATGCGGGCCCAGGCGATGAAGGGCCAGGGCCAGATCACCGAGCCGGAGCGCGAGATCCTGCGCAAATCGCTGCCGTCGCTGGATGCCGCCAACCCGCAAGAGGCGCTGCAACGGGTCGAGGAATTGATGTCGGTGTTCGAGATGATCGCGCGCCGCGGCGAGCTCGCCAAGCGGCAGGGGGGCCAGCAATAATGGCCAGCTTTGCCGAGCGATTTGGTGTCGAGATCCCGGGCCAGGATGACCCGGAAGGCCGTCGCCAGGTCGTCGAGGCGCTGCGGGCGCGCGATCAGCGTCGGCTCAAGCAGTTGTCGGGGTTCCGGCCGAGCCCGAACGGACAGTGGGAGATCATCCCGGAGGGGCTGCCGGTCAACTGGGACGACCCGCCGGCTGATCCCGGCGTCGACTGGGAGGCCGAGACCCGCATCGACATGCCGACACCCAGGGCGCGGCCGCAGCAGCTGCCGGCGGGCGTCGCTGCCGCGCGCAACCAGGTGATGCCTGACAATAGCCAGCCCAAGGCGGAGCCAGCCTGGCTGATCGAGGGGCGGGAGGAGGAGCGGCTCGCCCGCGCCAAGGCCGACCCGATCGGCCCCAAGCGTCCCCAGATCAGCCAGGGCGAGGCCGTGGGGCGAGGATTACAGCAGGGTGGCTCATTCGGCTGGATCGACGAGATCAAGGGCCTGGGCGACGCCTCTGGGCTGCCCAAGGCCCCTCTGGTGGCGATGCCAGGCGTCAACACGGTGCTGGATCTCGGCCGGGCCGCGGTCGGCGGCGTCCGCATGCTTGCCGGCAACAAGGATGCCACCGAGGCCTACGATCGCACGGTCGGCAATGAGCGATTTCGCGGCGAGACAGCCAGACAGCAGCATCCGGTTACCTCGACGGTGGCGGAGATCGCCGGCGGCGCCGCGGTGCCGCTGCCCGGCGGGGTCGGCACCACCATAGCGCGGACAGCATTGCGCCAGGGCGGCATCGGTGCGGCCGGCGGCGCGATCCAGGCGCTTGGCGAGAGCAAGGACAAGTCGGCCAAGGATGCCTTGATCGGTGGCGGCGTCGGTGGCGTCCTCGGCACCACGCTGCCGCTGGCCGGCCGCCTGCTCGGCATGGGCATTTCCAAACCGGTCAACTTTCTGCGCAACGCCTGGGATCCACAGGGTGGCGCCGAGCGGGCCGTGGGGGCGGCCATGCGTGACAGCGAGGCAGTAGCGGCGCGCGCTCGAGCTCAGGGCCGTCAGGGTGAGCCGGTGGCAACACGCGCGCAGGCGGTTGATCCTGGCAGCGACGCGGTCCTGGCCGACACGCTCGGCACCTCGGGCGAGACCCTGATCCGCTCGGCGTCGAACGTCTCGCCGCGGGCAAACGCGGAGTTGACCGAGCAGCTCGGCGAGCGCTCGCGCCAGCGCACTGCGCGTAGCGATCAGTTCATCAACCAGGAGGCCAACTACCCCAACCCCCTGGCGCAGCAGGAGGCGATCTCCGAGGCGGCCGCGCGCGCCAACGATCCGAACTATCGGCGCGTCATGGTCCTCGGCGACTACGACCTGGCGGCCGGCAACACCGGCGCCCAGGGCCTGACCGCTCTTGCGGAGCGATCGCCGGCGGTGCGGCGTGCCACGCAAGATGCCGAAGGCGCTCTGCAGGATCTCTACGCCGGACGTGGTGAGCGCTGGGACGGTGTCCGCAACCTTGAGTTCTGGGACCAGGTTAAGCGGCAACTCGACCAGGAGGTCAACCGCGCCGAGACCCGCGGCCTCAACACCGACGCGATGCGGCTCGGCCGGGTGCGCGATGCAATCGTGCAGCGGCTCGACATGCAGGTGCCGGAATATCAGACCACCCGCAGCGTGGCGCAGTCGTTCTTTGGTCAGCGCGACGCACTCGCGGCCGGCCAGGCGTTCTTTGGCGACAAGCGCAACCATGCCGCCTCGCTGCAGGCGTTCCGCCAGATGGGCGACACTGAAAAACAGCTGTTCCGTGATGGCCTGATGGATCGGGTGCGGCAGACCGCGCGCACCGATCAGAATTTCTGGAACAAGTACGATCGCAACGTCGGCGGGTTGCGCGACAAATTGCAGGGCGTGCTGCCGCCAGATCAACTCAATCGCCTCGAGGCGTTTGGTACGCTCGAGCGTGCGATGCAGACCACCGCCAACTACGTGCGCGGAAATTCGACGACGGCGCGGCAGCTGCAGAACATGGGGCTCGCCACTGCGGCCGGCGCCGGCCTCGGTTATGATCAGGGCGACTTCAACACCACAGGCCAGCTCGGCGCCGCATCGCTCGCGCTGCTGGCCAAGCGCGGTGTCGACCAGCGGGTGGCGACGCGCATTGCCGAGGTACTGATGACCAAAGATCCGGCGGTGATCCAGCGCGCCTCGCAGGCGTTCTCGCGCGATCCGCAATACATGCAGGCCCTGCGGATCCTGCGCAACTCGCTGAGCCAGAGCACGCAGCGCGAGGTCGCCGCGGCACCATCGAGAGGGGAGCAGCGCTGATGCCTGTATTCGTCACCGGGACCACGCAGCTGTCCTACACCCAGCAATTCCTGCGGCAGGATCCGACCAAGTATGCCGTCGGTGGCCAACTGACGTCGTACCTGCCGGGAACGACAACGCCGCTCACCGCCTTTCGCGATCCGAGTGCGCAGCTGCCGCATCCCAACCCGATCACGCTCGGCTCCGACGGCCGCATCCCGGCAATGTATTTCATCACCGCGATCGATGATGTGCTGCAGCCCTACACCTCGGTGCGGCTGCGCCTGGTCGACGCCAATGGCGTGCTGCAGTGGGACTTCCCCGACGTGCTGCTGTATGGCGTTCCTGGCACCGGCGGTGGCGGTGGGCCAGCTCCGTCGCCGGTCGATCCCAATGCGATCCCCCTGACCGGCGACATGATGGCGCGCTACGGCATCGGCGTTCGCCCTGGCTGGGTGCGTGCCAATGGTCTGACGATCGGCTCGCTCACCAGCGGCGCAACCGAGCTCGCCTCCGCCAGCTGCTCGGCGCTGTTCCAGTATCTGTGGAACACCGATGCCAACCTGGTGGTGGTGGGTGGTCGTGGACCAAACGCCGCCGCCGACTGGAACGAAGGCGGCTCAAGCAAGCAGCTGGTGCTGCCGGACTGGTCCGGCCGCGCGATGGCGTTCCTCGACAACATGAGCGGCACCGCGCGCGGTGTGCTGTCGACCCAAGTGTTCACCGGGTTGCCTCCAACCACGCTTGGCGCCCAGGCTGGCGCCGAGCGGCACCAGCTCGCAATCAACGAAATCCCGGTGCATGATCATGCGGCGTTCGTCGATGAGCCTTCACACAGCCACGAGGTCAGGTTCAGCACCGGCCAAGCCCAGGGTGGCTCCGGGCAGTTCCTCGTTGCATCGATCACGATCGCCGCCGGCAGCATCTACAACACGGCCGCCAAGCTGATCGGTCTTGCAGTCAAGAGCGTGTCCGGTGGCGCCGTCGACAATAAGACCGCCGCGATCGGTGGCGGCCAGGTCCATCTCAACACCCAGCCCACCAAGCTGGCTACGCTCTACATCCGACTGTGAGGGACCATGCATATCGGCAGGCTCAACTCAGTCAGCAATCGGGCCGACTACATCGATTGTATTGCGGTGATCGACACCGAGACCGACGAGCCGATCGACCTGTCGACCGTGCAGGAGATCGTGGTGCAGCTGGCCTATCCACAGATGGGTGGTGGCAATCCGAGCTATGGCAGCTACGCCTCTGGCTATAACTGGAGCGGAGCTCGAGCATCGCTGTCCGGCGGCACGATCCAGCATGTGCAGACCGGGATTTTTCAATTTCACATCGCGGCCGGCCTGATGGCTGCCCTGCCGCAGCAGGACTATCACCTCGGCGTCGGATTGGTCGCCGAGGATGGCACCAAGATCCAGCTGATCATCGGCGAGGTGTCGGTGATGGAGGGTTACATCAATATGGCGGCCACGCCGGCTTAAGAGGACCGAGACATGAACGCTCCGCTCTTCCCATCGTCGCGGCCCAATATCACGGTGCGCGCGCAGGTTCGCATCCCGGCCACCATGGTCGGTGCCGGCGGTATCGCGATCGAGAAAGAGAACGGCATCTGGACGGTCCACCCGCAGTGGGAGGATCTCATCCTGATCGCGCCGGGCATCGCGCTCGACCCCGCCAGCAAGGAAATCTGGACCCGCGATCCGATCACCAACGTCTACAATCGGATGACGCTGCAGGGGCTCGGCCTGGCGCTGTGGAGTGGAACGTCGGACACCTCGCAGACCATCAGCGCGGGCACCAAGAATTTCACCACGCAGTCGGGCAAGGACTGGCCGGTCGGCTCCTACGTGATGGCGATCGACACCACCAACCTCGGCAACTGGCTGGTCGGTCAGGTCAACCAGTATGACGGCACCACGCTGCAGGTCATCGTGCCGGGTGGCTCGTTCAACGGCTCCGGCGCACCGAACAGCTGGATCATTACCAAGTCGACGCCGCTGGTCGGCGCGGTCGGCGGCACTGCGGGCGAGGATGCAGGCCTCGCGTACATCTACACCAATGCGCCGGCAGCCGATCCTGGCAACGGTCGCGTCGGCTTTAACAATGCGGTCGCGGCCTCGATTACTGCGATTAGCGTGAGCCACAACGATCGCTCCAACAATGCGATCAGTGCTGAAATCGCAACCTGGGACGACAGCACCTCGCCGATCAAGGCGCGGGTTCGCATCTACGACGAGAACGACGCCACCAAGTTCCTGATCGGCTCGATCAGCGGCGCCCGCGTCAACAATGGGACGTGGTCGACGTTCCCGATCTCGCTCCCGGTTGGCACCTCGATCCCGGAGACTGCGACGGTCCGCGTCGAGGTGCTGCGTGCCGGTGACCAGGGCCCGCAGGGCGTCGCTGGGCCAGCCGGCGCCGATGGCGCAGCAGGGCCTGCGGGTCCGCAAGGCATCCAGGGCGTGCCCGGAACGCCCGGCGCGACCGGTCCAGAGGGTCCACAGGGCGATCCTGGCCCGCAAGGCACCCAGGGCATCCAAGGTGCTCCTGGCGCGACGGGCCCAGCCGGCCTCGACGGCACCGGCGCCGGCGCGCGCTATGCCTGGGCGACCACGACGTCGGGCGACCCAGGTGTCGGCCACATCGCTGGCAATAACGCTGCGATGGCATCGATCACGCAGCTGCAGGTGAACGAGACCACCGCAGCGGCGCAGAACATTGCGGCATTCATCGCGACGCTCGATGACAGCACCAATCTCACCAACCGCGGCACGCTGACGCTGATCGGGCTCACCGACCAGACCAAGTTCGCGCAGTATTTCATCAACGGCGCCGGCGTCGATGCCGGCACGCACTGGACGTTCCCGGTGACGCATGTCGCCAGCGCCGGCACGTTCGCGCTCAATGAGCAGCTGCAGGTGCTGTTCAACCGCACCGGTGACAAGGGCACCGACGGTGCCGGCGCCGGTGACATGCTCGGCTCGGTCAATCTGGCGCAGGGTGCCGGCGGCGTTGCCAACACTGATCAGTCGGTGATCAACCTCAACGTCTGGAGTGTCATCAATGTCGGTGATGCCAACCATGTCGCGACGATCGCTAATCGGCATGTTCAATTCGGCACTGCGCTGACCGCTAATCGGACGCTGACATTGCCGCCGGTTGCCACCACCATTCCTGGTCAGCTGCTGACGGTCTACCTGCATGACCCTGGCGCGTTTACGCTGACAGTTACGCCGGCGACCGGCGCCCTGATCTTTAATGGCGTGGCCGGCAACATCGTGATGACCGAGCCGGCGTCGATGCTCCTCAAGTGCCAAGGGAGCAGCTGGATCGTGATCGGCGGCTCGTTCGCGGCCGGTGGCGACATGATCGGTGCCGTAAACCTCGCGGAGGGCGCGGGCGGCGTGCAGAGCGTCAATCAGGCGCTGAACAATCTCACCGCCTATAATTCGCAGGCACAGGGCGATGCCGATCTCCTGATCAGCGGCACGATCAAACACGTCGTCGGTGTCGCTGCGTTGACGGCGAACCGGACCTGGACGCTGCCGCCGACCGGAACGTGCCCTGCCGGCACCCGCATCAAGATCACCACTGCGTCAGTGCCAACGGCGTTCACCGTCACGATCGCAGCCAGCGCAGGCGATGCCATCATCAATGTCGGTGGCATTGTTGCCGCCGTTGTGCTGCCCGGTACGCCGGCATTCCAGAGCGTCCACTTCGTGGCGACTGGCACCGCGTGGTGTGTGGTTGGTGGCTCGGCGATCCAGGGCGGCGGCACCGGCGGCAATTCAATCAATGCGGCGCAGGCCGCCCTCGGCATCAGCGGCTACAGGTTCCTCAACGACACCGACAATACGCTGGCGGCGGCTGACCGCTACGTCGTGCATCAGGTGCTTGGCGCCACCAACCGCACCATCACCCTGATGCCCGCCAACAGTGTGCCGCCCGGCACCGAGGTGGTGATTGATTTCGCCAAGGCCAGCACCGGTGTTCTGAACATCACGCGCGGTGGCAGCGATGCTCTGGTCATCCCCGGCGGCTCTGTTACCAGTTTTGCGTTGAGCAACTCGCGCGAGAGCGTGATCATCCGCAGTGACGGCTCAGGCATCTGGGTCGCGGTAGGCGGCACTGCATACGGTGCTCTCGGCCTCTTCAAGATTACTGATATTGTGGTGGATGCCAATTATACGATCCTGCCGACTGATCGTACGGTTTATCAGTTTGCCACTCCGGCTGCTAATCGTGTTTGGACGCTGCCATCTGGGTCGTCACTTCCGTCCGGTCAGAGGATCACGGCAGTATCTCACTTTGCCGCGACTGCGTTCTCACTCACGATCCAGGTTGCCACCGGCTCGATCATTGTTCCTGGGCTAAGTGGCACCGGTGCGTCGACCGTTGTTATCCCCGCCGGTGAGAGCCTCAACAGCATTGTCTTTGAGAGCCAGGGCAGCAGCGGCAATTGGTTGATTGTTGGTGGCAGTGCAGTGGTTGCCGGCGGCACCGGCGCGTCAGATATCAACGGCGCTCAGGAAAATCTCGGCATCAGTGGCTATCGACTGATCACTGATGCCAGCGTGACACTCAACGCGGTGGATCGGTTTGTGGTCGTCAATATCACCGCGGCGGCTAACCGCACTATCACGTTGGCACTGGCCAACACTGTGCCGAAGGGCACAGAGGTGGTGGTTAATTTCGCCAGGAGCGGTGCCGGTGTTGCGCAGACCATGGCTATCGTCTCGCAGGGTGGCAACAATCTGATCACGCCAGAGCCTGGTGTCGGCAGCGTCACGATGAATATCGCGCGTGAGAGCACGATCTTGCGCAGCGATGGCGCGGCTAATTGGGTGGTGGTTGGCGGCTCGGCGGTTGCGGCCGGCGGCACCGGCGGTGGAACAGCGGCAGCGGCGCGCACTGGCCTCGGCCTCGGCACCGCGGCGCTGTTCAATGCCGGCCCCAATCCCAGCGAGCTAGCGGTCCTCGACGCCAATGGTGTGATCGGCGACTACGACCTGCCGGCGCGTCTCGGCTCCGTCTCCGCCACCGTCACTGACTGGAACCTTGCCATCACCAACGGGTGGCACATGGGGGTGACGGCGGCCAACACCCCCAACGGCGGAGCTGATTGGTTCCTCGGCTACGTCGAGGTGCACAATCCAAACTGGGTGACGCAGACCGTGCATGCGTTCGCCAGCAACACGCTCAGCGACACGATGACGTGGCGACGCCAGCAGCGCAACGGCATCTGGGACGCCTCCTGGCAGCGCGTCATCCAGGTCGAGGCAGAGCTGAGTGCGCGTTACCTCGCGCTCGCCGGCGGCCAGCTAGTTACTGGCGGCTGGGCGCTCACGCCATTCAACGCTGGCACGTTCACCAACGGCCAGACCTACACGCCATGGCCCGGCAGTCACAATTATCAGTACGCCACCAACGGCTCGACGTCCGGCCAGAACATCAACATCGCGGTGCCGACGGCCGACTGCGCGATGGACATCCTGATGACCAACGGCGCCGCGATCACCGGCTCAGTGACGTTCACCGGTGGCTGGACTGCGGTGGGAGCTGCGGCGCCGCCAACTGCAGCCAACGCGAAATACATCATCTCAATTCGTCGCATCAACGGCACGTCGACTTACTCAATCCAGACCATCACCTGATGCTGTACGAGCGCAGACTAGAAATCAGGACGCGCGGCCTCGTTCACGGGCCGGAGCTGATCACGACGCCATTGGTGACGCCGCGCACCGGCAGCACCGTGCATTGGAAGGTGGTGATCAAGTCGCGCGAGAGTGGCGAGGAGCTGTGGGTCCGGCCGTTCGCGACACTGATCGAGGCGCAGCGCGTCTACCTGCGGCTCACCGGCGTCGAGCCGCGGTATCGCGATCGCGAGTTCGTGTTGCCGCATCCCTGGCACGAGGATGAGCTCTCCTACTACATCGCGACCGTCACGACCTACAACACCACCACCAACAACGCGGCCGCGGATTGGTCGGCCGGCGGCACCAAGTGTCCTGTCGGTACTACCTCGGTCGACTACCTGCTGGTCGCGGGTGGCGCAGGTGGCGGGCGCGGGTCAACCAATGGTGGTGGAGGGGGCGGCGCCGGCGGCTTGTTGACGGCTACCGCTGCAGTCACCCCGGGTACTAATTATCCCGTCACGATCGGCACCGGTGGCGCCGGCGGCGGCGGGACCAGCAGGGGCGCTGACGGCGTCAACAGCGTCTGGAACTCGATCACTGCGCTCAAGGGTGGTGGTGGCGGCTCCAGCACTACGACCGAGACAGGGAACGGCGGCAATGGCACCCACGGCTCTGGGGGTGGCGCTGCAGTCAATGCGTCAGGCCTTCCGCGAGCGGGTGGCGTCGGAACTGCCGGCCAGGGCTTCGCCGGCGCCAGCACGGCTGATTTTCAGACCTTCTCCTGCGGTGGCGGCGGCGCCGGATCGGTGGGGACTGGCGGCGCGGCCCTGGGCACCGGCGGCAGCGGTATCTCCAGCTCGATCAGCGGCTCGGCGTTGTTTTATTCCGGCGGTGGTGGCCCCGCCATTAGCGGCGTCGGTGGCTCCGGGGTCGGTGGCAACGGCGGGACATCTAGTAACGTCGGCCTCCCCGCCAGTCCGGCCAATCGCGGTAGTGGCGGTGGCGGCGGCGGCCCCAGCGGTCTCGGCCCCGTCGGCGGCGCCGGCTCAGCCGGCGTGCTGATCCTGAGCTATACAGGGGGCGGTGGCGGCGGCGTCACGACCTTCCCAAATCTCGCGATGATGGGGCTCTGACCATGACCACGATCAACACCCACGTCGGCTGGCAGCTGATCAATCTCACCGCCAGCACGATCGTTGCGCAGTGGGGGCCAAGCTATCCGCCGGAGCCGCAGCCGACGCAGATGACGCTGCCGAACGGCGACATCGTGTTCAATCCTGCGGTCGGGCTCGACTATCACAGCGTCGATCCGGTCACCGGCGTCGACAGTCTCTGCCGGCTGGTCAAGTGGATCGACGACATCGAGTTGCCGGTGCAGTCCAAGTTCGACGCCGAGCCGTGGATTTTGCGGTTCACCTCTAGCGAGTATGCCGCGGTCAATGCCTCGACCGACGTGATGATCCGTCGGATGTGGGACTTCATGCTGGCGCGCGGCTCGATCGATGTGCGATCGCAGGGCGCGCTCGCGGCCAAGCAGCACTTCATCGACGACGGTCTCTTGACGCAGGATCGCGCCGACGCGATTTGGGATACGGTGCCATCATCAATGGTGATCACGTAGGAGTGCGTCATGCAGCAGCCGATCGAGGACAACCACGAGATCGACGAGAGCTGGCAGCGTAACGTCGGCATCGGCCCGCTGTGGATCCGTGAGATGATCACCGGCATGTACGCGGGTCAGGTCGAGCCGGCCGACGCCATCATGTTCATCGGTGAGGTGTGGCGGGACATGGCGCCATATTGCGAGAGTTACAAGCACACCGGTCAGCCCTGGTCGGCGCTGGCCGTCGCCTGGGCGTTCACCAGGGCGCATGTGCGGCCGCCTAAGGACAAATTCCTCGACCCGGAGGCGTGGCGGCGTTGGGGTTTTGACGTCAAGAGCTATGAGCTCGGCGCCGTCGCCTGCACCGAGAACCAGGTCGGGCTGTGCTATGAGAGCACCGACAACCAGCTCTACATGGTCAGCACCAATGACGCCGGCGCGATCGCGATTGTGGCGGTGCCGCTGGCGAACGTGATGGCGTACCGCTGGCCGGCGCCGGAGGACTACCGCACAGGATACTATCCCGACGACGATCGAAAGTGACCTTGGATCTCGAGATGGGTCATGATCAAGGTGACCATGAAGGACGGCAAGGTGCGGTGGATCGCGGTCCAGCATGTCTGCCACATTGGTGGCTCGCATGAGGATCCGTCCTACGTCACGATCTACTTTGCCGGCGGCAACATGATCACCGTCCAGGAGCAGCTCGACAACCTGGCCCATCGGATCAACCGCAAAATCGTGGAGCCAGTCGCATGAAGGTTGTCATCAGCTCGGGGCACGGCAAGCATGTGCGCGGCGCGTCGGGCTATATCGACGAGGTCGATGAGGCCCGTTTGGTGGTTGAGCAGGTGGCGCTGCAGCTGCGCGCGTCCGGCGTCGGCGTCACCACGTTCCACGACGATGTCAGCCAGTCGCAGGGCGAGAACCTCGATCGGATCGTAGACTTCCATAATTCCAAGACGCGAGATCTCGACATCAGCGTCCACTTCAACGCCTACAACACCACCACCAAGCCGATGGGCTCGGAGGTGCTGTACGTGTCGTCGACCGGCCATGACTGGGCCAACCTGGTGGTTGACGCGATCTGCGGTGTGTCCGGCCTGGTCAATCGCGGGCCGAAGGAGCGCACCGACCTCGCCTTCCTCAATGGCACCGATGAGCCGGCGATCCTGATCGAGACCTGTTTTGTCGACAGCAAGGCCGACGTCGACATCTATCACGCCAAGTTCCTGGAGATCTGCAACGCCATCGCCGGCGCGATCGCCGGGGAGGAGGCCGTCCCGCCGCCGGCAACATCGGACGACGCGCTGACGATCGATCAGGTGGTCGCCATCATGACGATGGCGCAAAATTCGGCGATCGCGGACTACGACTGGAAGGATCGCGGTCAGGCGCCGATCGGCATGACCGAGGGCCTCGCCGTGATGTTCGCTCAGATGCTCAAGCGGCTCGACACCGACACCGAGAGCGTCGCGATGGCGATGTCGGAGCCGATCGGCTCGCACGAGAAGGACGCCCTGTCCTATTACGGCATCCAGGCAACCGGCCGCGAGAACGTGCTGCGCAAGCTGTTCACGTTCATGTACGGGCTGGCGATGCGCGAGAGCAAGGGCAACTACACCGAAGGCCGCGACACGACTGTCCCCATCAGCGACATGGACGATCCCAGCATCGAGACCGAGGCTGGGATGTTCCAGCAGAGCTGGAACAGCAGTGGTGCCGACGACGAGATGGAGTGGCTGCTCGAGGCCTACCGCGACGGCGGCCGCGGCCCTGGCTATGTCCAGGTGTTCAAGCGCGGCATCACGCTGAAGGACACCGACAGTCTCGGATCGGGCGATGGCTACGACTACCAGGAGCTCGCCAAGAGCAATCCGGCGTTCGCGGTCGAGATGTGCGGCGTCGGGTTGCGCTGCCTGTACAATCACTGGGGCCCGATCAAGCGCTACGAGGTCGAGATGCGGCCAGAGGCTGAGGAGCTGCTCGACCAGGTCGAGGCCTTCATCCGGCACGGTGCCGAGCCGGCGCCGCCGTCGACCGACGTCGCGGCCGCGAAGGAGATCTGCATGGAAGAGATCTCGGCGGCGATCGACGATCTGTTGATCCGGGTCGGCGCCGTCAAGGTGGTGTGATGGGCATCAGCGACGGCGCCGTTCAGGTCACCACGAATTTCATGGACAGCCTCAAGCGCGAGCCGCTGAGCCTCGCGCTGGTGGTGATGAACCTGGCGCTGCTGGTCGTGTTCTTCTACATCCTGATGTCGGTGGCCGCGCAGCGCGAGCGTGAGATCAAGCTGCTGTACGACGACAAGAAGGACGTCCGCGATCTGCTGCTGAAGTGCGTCGACGTGCCAGTGCGAGAACGCCGCAGCGATGCGTGGAGGTCGATCCCGCTGCCGCTCGAACGCTAACCTGGCCCGACCAGCCGCTTGGGTGGATACAGGATCATCTGCCGCGGGTGTCGCCACAGGTGCAGGCAGTGCGGGTGGTGGTTGACGTACTGGTCCTTGGCCGGGTGGAATTGCATCACCTGCTCGTCGTCGTGCCAGAACTCGCCCTTGACCCAGCACATCTCCCGCCAATTCGGGATGCGCCGCGCCAGCGAGACGCTGACGTGTTCCCAGCCCTGTGATATGGCGGCATCGTCGATGCCGTCGCTCGCCATGATCACCAGCAGCGACGCGGTCTCGTTGCAGAACACCTCGAACGCGCCGATCGGGCCGAACGACTTGTTGGTGCCGTAGCGACCGTCCGTAATGCGGCCGTACTCCATCTTCTCAGAGAGGGTATTGCGCATGGATTAATTCCTCCAGCAGCTCACGCATCGAGGTGATCACGTCCTCCATCAACACGATCCTGGTGGCTATCTCTCTCGGGGAGCGCGTATCAAGTCGCCGTTGAATTTTCTCCACCCGGTGATCGAACGCTGCTTGCGCCTTGCTCCGACGTGCCGGCTGAATACGGAGTACGTCCGAGCCTTCTCGGCGACGTCCTTTCCGGTCTTTGCGCTGTGGCATGGTTCCTCACACAGTGGTTGCAGATTGCGCTCGCGGTTCTCGCCGCCGTTGATCAAGGGCTGGATGTGGTCGAGCTGCCAGTGGCCAGTGCGGAGCGCGCGGGAGCATGCCGGGCAGCGACCGTTGTATTTGACAAACACCCGCAGCCGCACCCGATCGGGCACCGGCGTGTCGTCAGTCTTACCGATCCATTCAGGCAGGGTCCGGCTCATGGGGCTCCTCCGCCTTGGCCTCGAGCGGCTCGAGCGCCGCCCGGATCGTGGCCGAGTTGCGCTCGAACCACCGCAGCGTGCTGATCACATACGCGAAGTGCGCCTCCTGGAGGTCGGCGATGTCTTGTTTTTGCAGCCGCGCGTTGACTGCGTGCCTGTGCCACTTTTTGAGACATTCGCCGGCGTATTCCGCCGCGGCGATCTGGCTCTGGATGCTGAGCTTAGCTGCCGCCATCGTCGGTCACCTCCGCGCGTTCAAGCTCGGTCACGTCGACGCCGAGCAGCTGTGAGAGGACGCCAAACACCGCGTCCTTGGACTTCTGGAATTTGACCTTACCCATCGCCTCCAGCGACTGGCTGGCGGCCTGATGCACAGTCACGATGCGGTCCTGCACCACCGCGATCGCGTACTTGTCGACCTGGCGGGAGAACATCGCCCAGCGTCGCGCCTCGGCGCCCGATCGGCAGACGGTGGTGTGGGTGCCGGCGATATAGCCAGCCTTGATCAGCGCCCACTTGCGTAGGTGCTCCGCGGTCGGAAAGTCGGCCGCGAGATCCTCAGGCAGGTTTGCCCAGGCGTTGCCGATCACCGCAAAGTAGTGGGCGTGCGAGATGGCTGACCGCTCTTCATCGAACGTCAGCAGCAGGAACTGGTTGTTCTTGGCGCCGAGCAGCTCGAGCTTGAGCGTGTCCTGGCGGTTGAGCTCGAGGTGACGGATACCCTCGCCCTCGTCATACACAAACCGGGCCCGAAATCGCATCAGAGGCCAGCCTTGGAGATCTTGCCGAGGAGGCCCTCCCAGGAGTTCAGCTCGGACCGGTAGCGGCTGACCCGGCTCTTCACGCGGGGAGACCGGATCCAGGTGAGGCGCTGATTGGCGATGGGCTTAAGGCTCAGCACGAGCTGCTCGAGCTCTATCACGCGCTTGCGGTCTCTGATGGCCTGTCCGAGAGCCAGCTCGAGCGTATCGAGGGTTATTTGGGCCTTCTCCGAGGGGGAGAGCTCGCGATCTCGCTCTGGAACGGGCGGCGGGGTGAATGGGGTATCAAGCATTGTGGCCTCCATGTTCAAAAAAACAATTTCCTTCATCGGGCGGCCACCCACTCAGGCGGTCGCGTCCTCCTCCACCATCGCCGGCGAGACCACCTTGGCGCCGGCGCCGTTCGTCCGCGGCTCGACGTCCATCATCTCCTCGGCGATCGCCATGCCCTTGAGGACGTCGGCGAAGGCGTCCCGCATGGCGAAGGCGCGGGCCCGCATGGCCAGCATCCGCTTGGGATAGGTCACCCAAGGCGTGGGGTCGCCCTTGTTGGTGCGCTTGCCCCACAGCTTGGCGAGCTCGGCGTCGGCCCGGGAGAACCGCCGGGTGATGGCGGGCTCGCCCCGGCGCTTGATGACGCAGACCGCGGTCTCGTCCTTGTCGCGGTAGCTCTCCCGGATGTACTCGAGCCGGTTGGAGGCGCGGATCACGCCCAGGGCGCCGTCGCCATAGAGGCTCGGCTTGTTGTTGATGACGGCGATCGACTGCAGGCTCGCCATCGCCGGCAGGCCCACCTCGGAGCCGTGGACCATCGCCACCACGCAGGCCTCGACGCTCCCCATGCCGTAGGGTGCCAGGCCAGCCCGCACCACCGCGGTAGCCAGCCGCCAGGTCTCCTCGAGGGTCGTTGGCCGGATGGCCACCACCGGGCCGCCGGAGCTCACCCCGGCGCTGATCGTGCGTGGGATGAGGGATTGCGCCTGAGCTGGCCCCGGCTCACCCACGGCCTCCTCTGCGTGATTGTGGGCCTCTTGGGCGCCCTGCTCGTCTCCGCTGATGCTCATGGTGCGGCCTCCTCAAACAGCGACCTGGTCGGTCGCGATGGTCATGCCCGGCAGCGTCACGCCGGCGCGGGCGGATGCATTAGCCACCCTCAGGACTGCATCCTTGACGTCGGGATGCTCGAGCAGGTGGGTCGCTAGGACCGTGTAGTCGTCGACCACAGCCCGTTTTACGCTGCGTAGGGCTGTCGTGCGCGTGTTGCCGACAGCCTTGGGCGCTTTGTCGGTAATATGCAAGGGGTCTGCGCCCTGGGCGACCAGGCTGGCCGTGGCGGCCTCGCGGGTGATCTTGTCAGCCACCAGGAACGGCGTGATCCGCACCGCCTTGAGGCTGCGCTTGAGATCGCTCGCGCGGTCGCGGATCGGGAACCAGGTCCGGTCGAGCGCCTTACCGGCGGCGAGGTGCGGCGCCTTGAGGTCGGCGTGGAATTTGACCGCCTCCTTCTCGACCTTGTCGATGCCGTCGGCGAGCTTGGCGGCCTCGTCGGCCTCGGCCTGGCTCTTGGCCGGGCCGGCCTCGATCAGGCGCCGGGCGTCGCGCTCGAGCTCGTCGAGCCAGACCTTGAGCTGCTCCGGGCCCTCCGGCGTCGGGTTATTATGGCCGGCCTGGGCGATCTCTTTAATGACCCGATCGGCGAGCATGTTGCCGCCGGGCCATTGCCCAGTCTGAACCGCCTGCCGGAACGCCTGAGGCGTGACGGGATCTCGCGAGATCGAGATCCACTCCTGCCGGCAACGATCCATGTCGACGAGCTCGCCGCCGGCGACGCAGCACATCTCGCGCAGATCAGGATCGATCCAGATCTCGGTGGGCTTGTCGCGCCAGCGGTAGAGGCCGCACTGTGGGTCGCTGTCGTGGATCGCGCGGCGATCCCGCATCAGCGCGTAGCGCCACCATTGATAGTCCTTGGTCTGGTAGCGCGGGTGGAGTGCAACGACGTCGAACATGGTGACCCCTTGAAAAATCCATGAATTACGGATATTTACCCATGTAACGTGGATTAAGTCAATGGGAGATGGAAATGCCGGCCCCAAGGCGCGAACTCAAGACCAAGGGCGAAGTGATCGACGCGCTGGGTGGGTACTCCGTGGTCGCCAAGACCTACGGCGTAGCCTACCAGGCGCCGCACAACTGGGTGAACTACATGCCGCACATTCCGTCGCGGCTGTATCACGCGATGATGATGCGGCTCCTCGCCAAGGGCTGCACCGCGCCGCCGTCGCTGTGGGGGATGTGGCCTGACCATAAACGCGCCGGGATGAATTGATGGCGCCCAAGCCGTTCTGGAGCGACGAGCGGATTGCCATCATCCGCGAGCACGCCTCGACCATGTCGGCTGGCCAGATCGCTACAGCGTTCTTCCCGGGTATGACGCGCTCCGCGATCATGGGGATCGCGCACCGCAACGGCATCGTGATGCGCAAGGCCTCGACACCACCGCGGCCGCTCCAGCCGCTCCATCAGAAGAGGGCGACGATCGCAAACCCGTCGCCGGCGAAGAAGTTGACGCACATGCGCGGGTCGTCCGCGCCACAACTCGTGAGGCCACGGATGCAACGATCGCTACCACCCCCTCCCAAGGATCCCGAGCCCGGCAGCCACGGCCGCATGTCGTTCGAGATCACGCCGCATGGCAGCTGGACGCTATGGAATATCGGCGCCGACCAGTGCCGATTTCCGACCGGCCACAACGGCACGCTGACGCTGTTCTGCGGCGAGATCACCTCGCAGAAGATGCCGCCCTACTGCCGCTACCACACCTGGCGTACTAACCCTGGTGCCTTCGATGGGGTGGAGCCACAAGGGGTGCCGGCTTGACGGATCGATGACATTGGGCTGAGAATGATGCGGCCCGGGATTGCTCCCGGGCCGTGCCGTCTTAGGGTGGTCGCCCATGACGGCGGAGACGCTGGAGTGTCAGCCGGTGCGCTGGCAACCGCTTAACTCCGATGCGCTCGGATGCAAAGTACGCAGCCAAGCCCCGGCGTCAAGCAAAACCCTCCAGCAAATTTGGACCCGCGGCGATGACGATCGCCGTGCCTCACCTCCAACCTGCCGCGACCTTGAGGGGGTCCGGCGGGATCGAGAGCCCTTGGCCGCGCCCTGGCGGATGCCGGCGTCCAAGTAAGAAAGCAAGCAAGGAAGGAAGCGACGCCGAAGGGTAGGATCCTTCCCAGTGCTCTTCTCGGCGTCGTCTTAAACCTCTCTATCCACAAGCACTCTGCCGCGCGCGAGGATTGATTGACAGCCCCGCCGCTCAATGTATCGTGGGCTTGAATGGAGGCCATGTCGATGCTTATGCAGTCAATCCGCCGGTGGTGGCGTCAGCTGGTCGAGCGGCTACGGCCGCCATCCCCGCCACCAAAAGTGGTGCCGGTGGTGGCACCGAAAGTGGTGCCAGTGCCAGACATCACGCCGCTACTGGCGATGGATATTCCACCGCCACCGCCGGCGGTAAATCGCCATCAGCGGCGAGTGCTGGAGCGTGCGCGTCGTCGCCATGACAGGTTCGTCGAACCGAAAGGTCCGCAGCCGGTCAAGCACGAGCGCGAGCATGTGGACAAACTGCAGCCGAAGATCGTCGCGGCGAGCCCTGTAGCGCCGGCGGTGGAGGACGTTTTCGAGGATCCCAACGATCGCCCGATCGCGGGGGAATGGCTCGAGGGCGACGGCGAATGTGTGCTGTACGAGGAGGCTGAATTTTATGGCGAGTTCAATTTTCGCGACACGATCCTCGACCAGTTGGATCGCTACTGGGTCTACCTCGAGCGCATGCGCAAGCACGATGCCGCGGCCTACGGTTTTTACAAGCAGTTGGGCGCAACGCTGATCCCGTACGCCGCCACCAACAGCATGGGCGTGACGCCGCACAGGCCGCACAAGCTGACCGCAGCGGAAATCAAGCAAATGAAAAAAGAGATCGTACTGCCGGCCTGGTTTAGACATCACTGGCCGGCGTTTGGTTGCTGTGCTTACGGCACCAACCCGCGCGACGAGGCCGCGAGCCTAAATATCCCCGGCATGGGTCGCGTTCAAAAACCCAAGTTCCTGTATTTTCGTCGGGTCAAAAGGATGCCCTGGACGGTGCAGCCGACGCGCGGCGGCAAGCTCTACGTGCTGACGGTTTGGTGGGATCACGTAGATCATCATAACCGTTGGAAATGGGGGCGGCCACAGGAATTCCCGATCCAGATCAGTGATGACGGCACGCGCATGCGGGTGCTTAAGACGCGCACCAAAGAGAACGGCGACATTGGTCCTTGGTGGGATTGGCAAATCCCGCACGAATACGAAGAGTGGTCGAGGCAGTATGGATTAGACCCACAAACGCACCTCTGTCACACGTTCTGCAGCGCGGTTCAGCACGTCGAGCTCGCAGCGTATTCGATGCTGCGCGTCGAGGTCAGCAAGGGCGATCTCACCGCGGTGTTTGGGTTGAGCCCGCGGCGGGCGTCCTACTTCTTCCAAGACCGCGATATTGTCCTGAACGATGCCGGCGCCAAAAAGCGCATGTTCCACATCGTTCGACCGCATGTCCGCAAGGACGGGGCTGTGGTGCCGGCGCATTTTCGTGGGCTGCGCGAGTTCGACTGGGCTGGCTATCGGGTGTGCATCAGCGTGCCGGGCCGCGATCACTTCATGCCCTTGGAATTTGATGTTCCGTCGGTCTACCTCGACCCTGGGGAGCGGGCCGATGGGATCACAGAGGTCGAGCTCGGAAGGCGCTTGAAATCAGCCATCAAGCACGGCGATGTGCGGCAGGCGTTTTCCGGCCTGGATCAATGAAAGCTTGACAGGGTCCACGTATCGTGTACTCTCCCACTTGCCCCATTGGTGGGGCCAGGGGAGACTTACCGATGACGAAATCCACCAAAGTCTGCGACCAGGCGATTGCCGAGGTCCGTCGCGGCATTGCTGAGCTCGAGGCCTGCAAGGTCGACGACGTGATCTACGCGATCCTCAAGCACGGCCTCGCGGTCTGCATCGACAAGACCGGTCGGCTGTATATCGGCTCGGCGATCCACGCTGCGCCCGCCCACGAAGTCTCCAAGATCCTCAACGGCAACATCCTACGCAACGGCGAAAATCTCGAGGCGATCCCGCTCCCGCGTCAGGTGGTGCTGGCGATGGCAATCGACATGGGGCACCAGGCGATCGCCAAGTTCGAGGCGTGGAAGGCGGAGAGGGCCGCGTCATGAGCATGTTCCCCGAAAACAAGACCAAGACGTTGCGGCCAGATCAGGCCGCAACGATCGAGTGGATCCGCGAGGCGCTGCTCGACGGTCACCGCCGCGTCATGGTGGCGGCCCCGACCGGCGCCGGCAAGACCGTGATCGCCGCCAAGATCATCGAGATGGCCCGCGCCAAGAACAAGCGCGTCGCCTTCGTGGTGCCGGCGATCGACCTGATCGATCAGACGGTCGAGCGGCTGCGCGAGGATGGCATCGAGGAGGTTGGCGTCGAGCAGGCGACGCACGAGCGCTCGAACTGGGATGAGCCGATCCAGGTCTGCAGCGTGCAGACGCTACTCGCCCGCGGCCTCGAGCGCCTCAAGGGCAAGTTCGATCTCGTCATCATCGACGAGGCCCATACCTGGTTCAAATTCTACGGCGACTGGATGTTCGACCAGGACTGGCTCAAGATCCCGTTCATCGGGCTCTCCGCCACGCCCTGGACCAAGGGCCTCGGCGCCTTCTACACCAAGCTGGTGATCGCCGGCACCACGCAGTCGCTGATCGATCGCGGTGTGCTGTGCAATTTCAAGGTCTACGGCCCGACGTCACCAGATCTCTCGGAGGTCCGCATCTCGCACGGTGAGTATCACGAGGGCGACCTCTCCAAGGTGATGAATACAACCAAGCTTGTGGCCGACGTCGTCGAGACTTACCAGACCCTCGGTGAAGGGCGGCCGGCGCTCTGCTACGGCGTTGACCGCGCGCACGCCAAGGCCATGCAGCTTAAGTTCCAGCAGGCTGGGATCGCCGCCGGTTACCAGGACATGCATACAAAACCCATGCAGCGTCGACGGATCGCGCGCGAGTTCCATGAAGGCAGCCTGCAGGTGGTCTGCAATGTCGGCACCCTCACCAAGGGCATCGACTGGGACGTCCGCTGCATCATCATGGCGCGGCCGACCCGCAGCGAGATGCTCTTCGTGCAGATCGTTGGTCGCGGCCTGCGCACCGCGAAAGGGAAGGATTACTGCCTGATCCTTGACCATAGCGACAACCACCAGCGGCTCGGGTTTGTCACCGATATTATCCACACCGAGCTCGACGATGGCAGCAAAAAACCGAAGAACACCGAGGCGCCTACGATGCCTCTGCCGAAGCCGTGCCCGCAGTGCAAATTCCTGAAGCCGCCGCGGACGGCGAAGTGTCCGGCCTGTGGGTTCGTCGCCGAGATCGCCTCCGAGATCCAGCATGCCGAGGGCGAGCTCGTCGAGATCACGCGCAAGGCGGTGGCCAAGCGATTTGGGACGACGATGGACGACAAGCGGCGCACGTTTGGCATGCTGCTGGCGATCGCCGCCCGTCGTGGCCGGCAGCGCGGCTGGGCGTCCTGGAAGTATCGCGAAATCTACGACGTGTGGCCTAACAGCCTGAGCGACGCCGAGCACGTTCCCCCGACGGTCGAGATGCTCGACTGGGTCAAGAGCAAGGACATCGCATACGCCAAAGGCAAAGCTAAACACCAGGAGGCCAACCCATGAGCGACAACCATATCGAGAAGGCCCTCCAGCAGGCCCAGGGACGCTGGACAGTGATTTTGATGGCGGCCGGGCTACCCCCGGCTTGCCTGGAGCGCAAACCGGGCCCCTGCCCGATGTGTGGGGGGAAGGATCGGTTCACCTACGACAACCGCCGCGGTTGTGGCGACTACATCTGCCGGCAGTGCGGCGCCGGCGACGGCATCACACTGCTGTGCAAATACCGCGGCTGGTCGTTCCGCGAGGCGTTCCGCCATATCGAGGAGATCGCCAACGGGATCCCGGCGTCGTCTCAGGACACCCCCAGGGCGCAGTGGCAGCCGCCGGCGCCGATGGACACCACGCCGGAGCAATACCGGGCGATGGTCAAGCGGTGGCGGATGGGCACCCCGACGGTGGTCGGTGACGCGGCCGGTCAATACCTGGCGAGCCGCTCGATCGGGTTGTCGCCCAGGGTGCAAAACCTCCGCACCCTGGTGCTGGATCACGGCCGCATCGTCGAGATGCTGGCGCGGGTGCAGATGCCGGACGGGCGGCCGGTGCAGCTGCATCGCACCAGCCTGAACGACATGGTGCGGAAGTTCATGCCGGGCCGCCACCCGGCCGGCTCCGCGGTGCAGCTCTACGAGGGCCGCAGCCACATGGGGGTCGCCGAGGGCATCGAGACCGCGCTGTCGGCCGCGACCATGTTCCAGGTACCGGTCTGGGCGGCCCTCACCGCCGGCCGGCTGGCCAAGTTCGACCCTCCAGAATACGTTGACAATCTCGAGGTGTTTGCGGATTGTGACGACAGTGGAGCCGGCCAGCACGCGGCCGAGCAGCTGGTCAACCACCTCGCCGGCCGCAAGATCAAGGTCACGGTGCGGATGCCGCCGCTCGAGGTGGACTGGAACGACCTGCTGCGTGGCGCCATGCTCGGCGCTGAGCAAAACCCGCGACAGTGAGGCCATGATGGCAGACAAGATCACCTACAACGGCGGCAAAAAGTTCGACCTTCAACTCAGTGAAGGCCTCAAGCGCGAGCGCGCGCTCGGTGCGATCTTTGAGGGCGCCAAGCTCGAGAAGATCGAACTCAAGAGCGAGACCTGGCAGTGGGAGCAGACCGGTCGGATCTGCATCGAGTACAGGTGGAACGATCAACCGTCCGGCATTGCGGTCACCGAGGCCGATATGTGGGTGCATGAGCTCCGGCGCGACGGTGAGACCTTGTGCTGGCTGATGTTCCCGATCGACCGCCTCAAGAAGCTGGCGCGCGACGCCTATCTCGCCGACCAGGTTGCCTCAAGCGCTGGTGACGGTGAGCTCAGCGACGTTGTGCTGATCAACCTTTGCGACATCCTGAAATAACCAGAGGAGGCCAGCGTGATCTTTAATAACACCAAACAGATGAAGGAGGCGCCCGTGTCGGACCCAGTGCTCATGCCGATGGCGCCGCAGCGCAAGCAGCAACGCATCAGCGAGGCTGCAGCGCAGGCAGCTCAACACGTCATCAACCTAGAGGATGAGAACGATCAGCTGCGGCAGCAGTTTTCTGTGCTGCAGAACCGTGTGGCGTTGCTGGAGGCCCAAGCCAATGATCTCAAGAGAGCGAACCACGAGCTCACGCTCGAGCGCGATGACTACAAGCATCACTACACCCACATCTACAATTCACTGCAGAATGCCGGGGCTATCCTGGTCCGCTGCATGGACGCCCCCGCACGAGCCAGGGACAACAACGGGGAAAGCAATGCGCGCATCGAAGAGGCCCTCAACAATCTCGAAAACGAAATCACGCCTGCCGCCGCTCCGGCTCAACCGCCACAGGGATGAGCTGGTCCGCTCGGTGGCGTGGATGATGGTTGTCGCCGCGGTCGCCTGCATCGCGTTGTTGGTGGTGTTGATGACGACCGGCAACGCTCATGCGGTGCCATGCAGCAAGGATCCCGACGACGGCCGCGCCGCGGGCAAGCGCACGATCGAAGGCAACAGCGATCGGCGCTGGCGCTGGCGCAACGTCGACGGCCGCAAGTGCTGGTACTGGAGCAATCAGGTGCTGCCGCACTGGGAGCTGGTGTGGACCTATACCGAGGAGGAGTTCAACTCCGACATCGAGCGGCTGATCGAGCGCAAGTTCTATCACCTGCAGCTCGACGAGAATGGCTTGCTGCGAGAGCGTGATGACTGATCTCGCTGAATGCCTGATCGAGGTCGAGCGGTTGCGCAAGGAGCTGCGGGAGGAGCGTGACTACCGAGCGGCGTGCGAGGCCGACCTTGAACACCTGTGGCTGGCGATCGAGAAGATCATGGAGGAGAACCGCTGATGGAAGTGAGCGATCCCGACTACACCTCGATGCCTGGCCCCGACCTCCCGGCCCTGCTCGGCGTCGACGCCGCCAAGTGGGCCGCGGCGTTCTGTCAGATCGCCACCAAGCTGGGCTACAAGGGCCCCGAAGGCCTGCCGATCGACGAGGGCTGGATGGTGAGCTGGTTCGCCAACGCCATGATGGCGATGCACGATCACCTGAGGCCTGAGGATGCGCCCAGGAGGCTCCCAGATGGCTCGGGGTTCTTCGTCGCGGAGGTACCGGCCCCGCCGGCAGATAGCGACAGGTGAGCCGGGGGAGTGGCTGCCGCCGGATCCTGACTGCGCCTGGAAGATGCATCTGGTCGACCAGCTGTCGCCGGACTGGCGCGCGGTGGTGAAGGCGGTGGGCTTAAAGAAGGCGCTCGACAAGATGGAGGACGGCCGCACGCCCGCCCAGGCGCTGCGGGATTTGCGCAAGCACATCATCTGAGGACGCACGATGGCGCAGGGGAAGATCAGCGGCGAGCGGATCGCGATCTGTAAGGCGCTCAACCCGACCTGGGGGTATGCCAAGATCGGCGTCCACCTCGCCGAGCTCGATCGGCGTCGCGTGCCCTACACCGAGAGTGCTATCAGCGGGGCCTATCGCAGGTATCGCAAGCAGCAGCTGCAAGAGGAGAGATCTATGAGCGAGCAGAGCAAGAGCGTCCCGTCAACGAGCGACGAGCGCACAGTCAACAACACGATGCGGCACCAGTACCGGGTGTTGACCGACGCTGAGAAAACTCAGATGCAATCGATCAAGGACATGGGCCTGGAGCTCCTGGAGTATTGCGACACGGTCGGCAGCTCACGCGAGATGTCGCTGGCCAAGACCAAGATCGAGGAAGCGGTCATGTGGGCGGTTAAACACGTCACCCGCTAGGAGGAGGGGGTCATCCAGTCGGCTACCGTGCGGGTCGGTTGCTCCCAGAAAGACAGCCTGCGTCCCCTCCGGCCGGCCTCATTATGGCTGGCTGATATTAGCGTCCAAGGCTGTCGGCGCACGGATCTAATCCATCAAATATTGATTGCCAGCGGTGCCGTGATCTGCTGTGGTCGCCCCTGGTGGATGGCACCACGAGAGGAGACTACGTTCAATGCGCAAGTGTTTAGGAGCCCTGGCGGGGCTTGGTTTACTGGCGGCGTTGCCGGCGCAAGCTGCGACGTTCCAGGGCGTCAATTACGTTCTGACCGGCGCCTATACCAACGCCGAGCACAGTGAGGCGTCATTCCTTCTAACCATCAGCGGCATCAACGGTGCCGGCGATCTGGAGGGTGGTCGGTTTGGTGTTGAGAGTTTTGCGTGGGCGCTACCACAGGGGTTCTCGACTGCAACGGCTCCGGGCTACACCCTGGAGCTGGGCGGCTTGAACTCCAGTGGCTGCAACGGCAGCGGCAACTTCTTCTGCTTTAACAAGGACGTCGATCCAACGGCGCCACCACTACCTGCTGACAGTCAGCTGCAGCTGGCGTTCACGATCTCGCTGCTGAGCGGGTTCACCCTGGATGACTACGACAGTCACTTCAAGGTGTTCTGGCTTGGTCTCAAGAACAACTACGACCTGATCTCGCAGTCGCTCAGCGTCACCAACGGCATCACGCCATTCGTGACCGCGGTGCCGATCCCACCGGCGGTGCTGTTGTTTGCGTCAGGCCTCGCTGGCCTCGGCGCGTTGTCGTGGCGTCGGCGTAAGAGGCAGCAAGCAGCGGAGACTGCGTAATGCCTTGGCCCGCGAGACGTCGCCGCCAATGGTGGCAGGTAGAGTTGACGACAATCCACCCACTGACGGCGGCCCTCGCGGGCTTTGCGTTCTGTTACATCATCGGCGCCGTGATGCTGTTCCACTTCCTGGTGACGATCGGCTACTCGTGGCAGATGGCGGCGCCGCGTGCTGCGATCTGGATGTGGACGGCCCGCGTCGGCACCGACATGGTAGCCGAGGGCATCGTCAATGGCACGGTCAAGATCAAGCAGCCGACCTGCGAGCGCGGCGCGACGTGGTGCTGACATGAGCGTCGACCTCAAGATTGGCCTCAGGCAATACAAGAGCATTGTGCTGGCGTTCATCGAGCAGAACGACGGTGAGACCATCGACGAGGAGATCATTGCCGCGGTGTCCGGCCATTGGATGCGCGGCAACCCCGAGAAGGCGCAGGAGCGCGAGGCGCTCTTTGTGGACTTCGTGATCAAGGTGGTGCTCGCCATCGGCGAGGATCAGGGCGCCAATCTCGGCCCGATGCTACCCACCAGTGCCGACGGCACGATCATCGGGGGGAGAGGATGATGCTGAGGAGGCCTTCATGAGCGTCGAGGTCAGGCTCGGCATCTTCATCCAGCAAGATCAGGTGCAGGTGTTCGTCGAGCAGGATGGTAGGGATCGCACCGTCATCATAGCGGTGAGCGCTGCCTGGGCGTTTGGTGGCCCCGAGGAGGCCCGGGACGAGCGCATGGCCCGCCTGGAGGCATTCGGTATCGCCATGCTCAATGACATCGCCAGCGACCAGGACAAGGCGGTGGAGGGCGGGGTGCCGATCAGAGACGGGACCGTAGGAGGCAGGGCGTGATCCCGTACTCGATCGAGCAGCTGCAGGACATCTACAGCCCCGGCGTCATGCAGGAGACCACAGGGCAGGGCTGGGTCTGGGCGGTATCCGAGCCCTACGCGCCCTACCCCTGGGAGCGCCTCAGGGCCGCCTGGTGGGTGCTGACCGGCAAGGCCACCGCCATGGTCAGGCCCAGGCCAGGGGAGCTCGAGGCGGTGCTCGACATCGTCCACGAGCGTGGCTGGAGCACAGCGAGATCCCCAAGGGATGCGAACAGTGCTATGAGCGGCTCAGTGCCGGCTCAGTCACCACCTCAAGCGCCGGCTCAGCGAGAGCTCAGTGGCATTCAAGAAGGGCCAGAGCGGTAACCCAGGCGGAGTGCCAAAGGGCGGCAAGGCCTTAGCGCCTGCCACCCTTGAAGAGGTATTGGAACTCGCCAAGACGTTCTCGATCGAGGCCCTGCAGGTGCTGCGCACGATCATGCGGGACAAGAAGAACAGCCCCACGGCCCGTGTCGTCGCCGCCAAAGGCCTGCTCGAGCGCGCCTGGGGCGCCCCGGTGAGCTACAACGCGGAGGAGGATCGCAACCGCCGTGAGTTGGACAGCATCAGCGACGAGGAGCTCCTCGCCGACATCAACCGGCTACGACGAACTCGAGCAGGTGGAAGAGCAGTACCGTCGCCGGGTGATCCGAAAATCGCTCACTGAGTGGGCGATCAACTGCGGCTACGAGCCGGCCGCCCACCACAAGCTGCTGATCGCCGAGCTCGAGGCGCTTGCCCGCAACGACACCGATCGGCTGATGGTGGTCATGCCGCCAGGATCGGCCAAGAGCACCTACACCTCCGTGCTGTTCCCACCCTGGCTGATGCAGAGCGTGTCGGGCTCGGCGATCCTGGCGGCGTCGCACACGGTACAGCTGGCGGAGAGGTTTGGCCGGCGTGCGCGCAACCTGGTCGCGACCCAATCCGCGGTGCTGAAGATGGCGCTGGTCGGTGACAACAAGGCGGCGGGGCGGTGGGCTGTGGACAACGGTGCGGAATACTACGCCGCCGGCGTCGACACCGGCATCGCCGGTTTTCGTGCCGACATTGCGCTGATCGACGATCCGATCCGCTCGCACCTCGACGCCGCCTCCGAGGTCAAGCGCGAGAGCGTGTGGCAATGGTACAAGATGGACCTGATGCCACGCATGCGACCAGGCGGCCGCATCGCGCTCATCCAGACCCGGTGGAACGAGGACGACCTGGCCGGCAGGATCTTGAACGAGAAGGGGTCGAGCCGGTGGCGGCTGCTGCACATCCCCGCGGAGTGCGACAGCGCCAACGATCCACTCGGTCGCAACCAGGGCGAGATGCTCTGGGATGACGACGACTACGGCTATGCCGACGTGCTCAAACGCGAGAAGGCGACGCAGCTGCCGGCAGTGTGGTCTGCGCTCTACCAGGGCCGGCCGTCGCCACCGACGGGCACCTATTTCGAGGAGGGCTGGCTGCGCCCGATCCGCAAGCTGCCGGCGCTGGACACGCTCACCTGCTACGGCGGTGCGGACTTCGCGGTGACCGAGGGCAAGGGCGACTACACCGCGATCGTGATCGTGGGGTTCGATCCGCAAAACCGGCTCTACCTGCTCGACGTCTGGCGCCAGCAGGCCTCGGCCGATCGCTGGGTGCGCCAGGTCACCTCCATGGTCAAGAAATACAAGCCGCTGGACTTCGCCACCGAGCTCGGCCAGATCGACAGCGGCGTCGGGCCGTTCCTCGAGCAGCGCATGATGGCCGAGCGCGCCTGGGTCAAGATCCACAAATTCCCGACGCGCGGCGAGAAGGCGATCCGCGCCCGATCGATGCAGGGCCGCATGGCGATGGACGGTCTATACGTCGATATGAACGCTCCCTATTATGCGGCGCTGCGGTCTGAGCTCTTGGCATTCCCGAATGGCAAGCACGATGACCAGGTCGATGCGTTGGGGCTTGTGGGCCAGCTGCTGGATATTGTCGCGCCTGGACGCAAGCCGACGACAGCGGAAGGCAAGGGTAAATTCTCGGACTACGCCAGGCACGATGAGCCCGATCAGCGCGGGTTCGACAAGGCCTTTTAGGGAGCGGTGACATGATGGACAGCCCGGGCGCGTACGGTTACGTCGGCGCCGGCGGCTCCCAGATGCCATTCCTCGCCCCCTCGGCGCTGCGCATGCCGCCGACGCTGCAGAGCCAACGCGAGCCGTTCGCAGCTACCAAGACCGACCCGACCGCCACCGACAGCGAGGATGGGTTCCTGCCGATCGGCGAGCTGCGCAAGCAGTACGAGATGTATCTCTACGTCAAGCACTGGGAGGTCGCCGAGAAGAGGCTGAGCCGCCACTACTACCACGGCGACCAGTGGACCGCGGACGAGCTGCGCAAGCTCAAGGCCCGCAATCAACTCAAGGTCACCAAGAACCGCGTCAAGAAGAAGATCAACGGCGTGGTCGGTCTGGTCGAGCGGATGCGCCAAGATCCCAAGGCCTACGCTCGCACGCCGCGGTTCGAGGGGCATGCAGATCTCGCGACCATGTGCATCCGCTACGTGCTGGACAACTCCCGATGGGAGGCACTCAGTTCCAAGGTTGCCAATGACGCCGCGCGCGAGGGCATCGGCGGGATCGAGCTCGGCCTGAAGGTGATGCGCAACAACGACTACGACGTCACGCTGACGCGGGTTCACACCGACACGTTCTTCTACGACCCGCGATCGTTCGATCCTGATTTCGGCGACGCGATGTTCGAGGGCACCTCAAAGTGGGTCGACCTCGAGATCGCGAAGATGATCGTGCCGGAGAAGAGCGAAGAGCTGCAGGGGTCGATGTCGATGGAGGCCGGCACCGCGCTGGCCGAGGACAACGATCGCAGCGTCAAGTGGATCTCGAGCGACCAGAAGAGGATCCGGCTGGTCGACCAATGGTACTTCAAGGACGGCGAGTGGCGCTGGTGCCTGCACACGTACGGCGTCAAGCTGATGGAGGGCGTGAGCCCGTTCGTCGACGAGGACGACAAGACCATCAGCAAATTCCACATGGTCTCGGCGTACGTCGACCACGATGGTGATCGCTACGGGTTCTTCCGCGACATGAAGGATACCCAGGACGAGATCAACCACCGCTATTCGAAGGCGCTGCACCTCCTCAACACTCGGCGCCTGATGGCGCGCCGCGGTTCGATCGACGTCGAGAAGGTCAGGCGCGAGAGCATCAAAGCCGACGGCGTGATCGAGTGGGACAGCGAGAAGCCTGAGTTCGACGACGCCCGGCAGCTCGCTGACATGCAGGGGCAGCTCCTATTCCTCGAGGACGCCAAGAAGGAGATCGACAACTTTGGCCCCAACCCGCAGCTCCTCGGCCAGACGGTCGGCGAGCAGTCGGGCCGCGCCATCAAGCTCTTGCAGGAGGCCGGCATTGCCGAGCTCGGCAGCTACATCATCGACCTCAAGGACTGGAAATTACGGGTTTACCGCAACACGTTCCTGGCGCTCAAGAAGTGGTGGACGATGGAGCGCTGGATCAAGGTGACGGATCCCGACGGCAACGACCAGCTGGTGCAGATCAACGGCCTGCGCGTCGACCCGATGCGGGGTCCGATGATGGTCAACAACGTGGCGCAGCTCGACGTCAACATCATCATCGACGAAGGCGCCGACACCATCACCACGCAGATCGACACGTTCGACCAGCTGGTGGCGTTGGCCGGCAAGGGCGCCAACATTCCGCCGGAGCTCATGATCGAGCTCTCGCAGCTGCCGCCACAGATCAAGAAAAAGTGGATGGAAAAACTGGCGCAGGAGAACGCGCCAGATCCGCAGAAGGAAGAGCTGAAAAAGCTTGCGATCGAGGATGCCGAGGCCGAGGTTGCCGGCAAGAAGGCGAAGGCGATCAAGGACGCGATCGACGCCCTCACCAAGGCCCCGATGGCCTGGCACCCGTTGGCGCCGCAGCTCGACCAGGCAACGCTCGGCCTGGGCGACTATCTCGAGAACGAGCAGCAATTTGGTGGTCTGCCGACTGAGAGTGGCCTCCCGGGCGGTGTACTACCAACTCCCGGCGGGCCTCCTCCCATTGGCGCAGGCGGGCCCGCCGGGCCTCCACCCGGGACAATGGGGTCAGGCCCACCGGGTGGAGGGCCTTCACGACCTCCAGGGCCGCCTCCAGGACCACCACCGACGTCGCTGCCAGGCGGCCCCCAGCCGCCACGGCCGCCGTTCTAAGGGAGCTCACCCATGGCCAGTTTTGCCGACATGGCACGGGATCTGATCGCGACCGGCGAGGGTGGCCAGGCGACGCGCCAGCCGCGGCAGGGGCAACAGGGCCTGTTCGATCGGCCCTCGGCGCCGATGCCATTCGGCCAACCAGGCGCCGGACAGCCGCAGCGTGCTCCCGCGGCGCCAGGCGTGCCCCAGCGCTCGAGCACGGGCTGGTCCAAACCGGAGTTCCTGTCGCCGATGCCGGGCGCCGGCATTGACCAGAGCGGCGGCGGCCAGGGTCCGCAGACGCAGCCGCCCGGCGAGCCGGTGCTGCCCGCCCCGACGCTGCCGCCATGGCCGCCATCCAGCCTGGCGAGCATGTTCCAAATGCTGATCGGTGGAGGTCGAGCCGGTAGTCCCCCCGCTGCCGGCGCTCAGATGCCTCCGGTCGCCGGCGGCGGTCTGCCAGATGCTGGCGTGCCGCTGCCGTCCGTTGCGCCGGGTAATGCGTTCGACACGATGCCGTCCAGGTATGGCTGGCCGCGCGGCGCCCAACAGCAGCCGACAGGGATTGGATGATGCAGAACCACCCGCAGATGCGCGTGCCGCCATCGCCGCAGTCGATGAAGGCCAGCGCCGCCTCCAACACGCCACCGACGTCACCTGGCGCGATCGAGACCCCGGATGGTGGTGGAGGGTTCGACGCCACCGCGATGCCGCTGCCCGGCGAGGGTGCGATGCCGCAGGGCATGGCACCTCCCGGCCAGGAAGGGCCTGACATCGGACAGCTCATCGGCCAGCTCGCCATGGTGATCCAGGCGCAGACTGGCCAGCCGCCCACCCCGCAGCAGCTGCAAGCAGCCCTCGCGGCGCTGATGGGTGGCGGCGGTGCGCCGGGCCAGCCTCCCGGCATGACGACTGGCGCACCGCCCGCGATGATGGGTTGAAGGAGGACGCCATGACATTCGGACTGGTTTTCTGGATCCTGATGCTGCTGTGGCTGCTGTTTGGCCTCTGGGACTGGCGGTCGCCCACCGGCTACGGCCCGATCGGCAGCATGCTGCTGCTGTTCGTGCTGTTCCTGCTGCTCGGCTGGAGAGTGTTCGGCGCTCCGATCCACGGGTGACGCGATGGCTGATCCGTGGAGCGCGTTGAGGCCACCTAACCCGACGCAGAGCGGCGTCGAGACGATCGGCCGCGGGATCTCGAGCGTGGTGACCGACCCGCTGCAGCAGGCGGTGCAGGCGCTGCGCGGCCGGCTGACCGAGCGTGAGATCCAGGACTTCCTGTGGGATGCTGCCGTCGGCGTGCTGCCTGGCGGTGCCGCGGTCAAGGGCGCGAAGGCGGCGGCCAAGGGCGCCGGCAAGTCGGCGCGGCAAGTCGGCAAGTCGGCGAGCTCTGTTGACGCGCCGGCGATCGTCGGCAAGGCGACCGAAGGGCCGATGCTCTATGGCAATCCCAACCTGCGCGGGTCGATGAACCCGCTCGAGGACATCCCGACCACCTACAAGGGCAAGCAGCCGAAGGAGTGGACGCCGGGTGAATTCGCGGACGTGGGTGACATCGCCGGCGTGCCCAATCTGGGGCCGCTGACCAAGCCCAAGACCTACCCGTATGCGCAGGGTGGCGGCGAGTTCCAGGTGCCGGGCGGGACCGAGGGCAAGTTCACCTACTTCGACATGCTGCACAACAAGGCCAACCCGATCGATCCGTCGCGGGTCGACCCGTCGCTGCACGCTGACATCCAGCGCAAGCTCTCGGCGTCGCTGACGCCCGACCAGATGACGCCGGAGCGCGCCTGGTCCGGCCTGACGTTTGGCATGACGTCGCCCAACAATCCGCTGTTCCCCAACCAGCTCGCAGCCTCGCGGTTGCGGGCGCGAGATCCCGCACTGATCCAGGATCTCGCGGCACAGTCGCCGATCCCGCTCGGCACGATCGCCCCGCAGAAGGGCCCCGGCGGCCGGCTCGAGGAGAGCGCCAAGATCGCGCAGCGCTACGGCCTGGACGCGGCCGGCAAGGGCGGCCTGGGGGTGAGAGGCTCGGGCGACTACACCCGCATCAGCGACCTCGCCAAGATGTTCCAGCAGGATCCGTCGTTTTTCATGCGCCAGGGCGACGAGACCTGGCAGCAGCTGACCGAGCGCATCGCCTCCCAGGTGCCAGGGCTGTCGATGAAAACCGGCTCATTCGGCGTGGTCTGGGAGAACCCGGCCAAGGCCATGACGTCGGCGATCGATCGGCACATGGGCATGGACGCGCTGCGCGAGGGCACGCTGTTCACCTCGCCTGGCCAGCAAGCCGATTGGGAAGGTCGCCTGATCGCGCTCTGGAACAAGAACAACCCGGATCGGCCGGTCGGTTCATTCGGCGAGCTGCAGCGTACGCCAGGCACCGAGAGCGCCATCGTCGACGCGGTGCTCGGCCTGGTCAACGATGCCCGCAACCCCAAGCTCCGCCTGGCGCCCAAGAAGGGCAGCAACTCCGGCGAGGGTATCCTCAACCCGAAGGTGCCGGAGCATCTCCGCGAGGCCAACTGGGTGCAGGAGCCAGCGACGGTCTCGGTGATGGGGCCCAACTACAAGGCGGCGCTCGATGCTACCGGGCGGCGGGCGGCCGAGCATGGGCTCGGGGTGTTCGCCGGCCAGCACATGACCTGGGACCGGATCCGGCGCCGCTACGAGCCGCACGAGAACATGTTCCCCGGGCTCGAGCGCATGCCGGCGATGTCGCGGGAGCAGCTGCGCGAGGTGGCGGGCGAGCACCGCGCCTCCGGCCACATGGACTACACCAAGGTCGACAAGGAGGGGAACAAGATCAAGAAGGTCGCCGAGGGCGAGGACGTGCCGGGCGCGTTCCTGCGGCCGACCAAGAAGCGGCCCAATCCGTCGGGGTTTGGATATTTCGGGATCCCGATCGCCGCCGGCGGCCTGGCCGGGCCTCTCCTGGAGTACCAGGAGCGCTGATCCCGCCCGTTGACCCACTGAAGGACGGCCCGTTGCTCACACCCAGTGCAGGGACGGCGTCCCCCTAGGGCATTGCCTTCGACCGTGGGCGGGACCAGCGCCTGCGTAGCCGGACAGTCCGTTCAATCTACCATTGACGGACTGCCGGCGCAAACCCGTTATTCATCCATCTCGTTTGGCCCGAAGGCATCCTCGAGCCACTCGATGAAGGCCTCGATCCGGTGGCGCTGCTGGTAGTCGAGGTTGACGATCCCCATGGCGTCACGGGGACCGATCGCCTCGACGAGATCCTGCAGCTCGAGCCTGATCCGGCGGATGTCCTCAGCGGAGAGCACAGGCTCTGCGCTGGTGAGACCGCCGAGCGGGGTGATACTAGCCAGCACAGCCATCGCAACCTCCCGGCGCCGGCACGATCCGAAAGCGGCTGGCACCAAACCAGCGAGCCATGAGCTCGGTGGCATACTCCTCGGCCGCCTTCTGGCTGTCAAAGGTGAGCCCGTTGCGGCACCAAGCGTGCTCGCCGCGGGGCAGGATCTCAACGATGTAGCGTTGCACTGTGGCCTCCTACTTTGGTGGTGGGTCTTTGCGTGGTGGGTAGTCGCGGTTGTTCTGGTCGTGCTCGAGCCAGCAGATCAGGACGAACACGCCGGCGCCGATCAGCAGCAGGATGCCGCTGATGACGACCAGCGTGATCGTGACGGTGGTCACGGCAGCACCCCGATCGCCCAGGCGAGACCAGCGATGAGGACAAAGCCGATCGGCGCCAGCCGCTCGAGTAGGCTGTCAGGCGGGATTGATGGTGGCGTCAGGGGCCGCCACGGTCGGATTGGATGAAAGCTCTTGATCGAGATACCGCTGGATCGACCCCAGGCCCAGAGGACAGCGCCCAGGACGACGATGATGAACAGGAACTCCATGGTCAGCCTCCCAGGATGATCGCCCAGACGGCGATCGTGGCTAGGAAGAGCGTGAGGGCGACGACCGCCCCCACGTCCTCGGCGAACGAGTGATTGATCACTTGCCGCCTCCCTTGCGCGCCGTCACCTTGACGATGTCGACGGTCTTGGTGCGCGTGTGCGCGGCGATGAACTGGGGGCTTAGCTTGGCACGCACCGCCTCCATGTCCAGGGTGTTGCGCTCGGCGATCGCGACCGAGGCATCGTACAGGTCTCCGTTGTAGGAGCCCGGGCCGGCCGAGATCAGCAGGGCCCGCAGGCGCTGCTCATCGGCCTCGAGCGAGGCGATCTCGCTCTTGACGACGCCAAGGGCGTCGACGGTAGCCGCGACCGAGAACGGCAGGGCGCGGGGCTTGGTCTTGACGGCACGCATGGTGTGGCCTCCAGGTTAGTGGGTGGTGGGTGGTCAGAACGCGACGTCGATGGTGATGACGTCGCCAAACTCGATGGTGCAGCGCGCGGCAAGGGTCTGCACGGCCTCCCGGATGGCGTGCTCGTCGTCGCGATAGATCGGCTCGCGATCGAGCTCGCCGCCCTTGCCAGTCAGGATGGCGTGGCCGGCTACGGTTACCTTGATCATTCTCGTGGTCCTCCGTGGGTGGTGGCGGCCCGGCCGGATGCGCCGCTCAAGAGCGGGTTTGCCCGGCCGGTGCCGTCGGTCATTGTGCTGGCTCCAGCTCGACCACTTGGGCGCCGTAGTAGCCGCCGACGCGCTCGGCGTAGGCGATGGCCTCGTCGCGGGTCTCAAAGTCGCTGTAGCGGACGTCGCTGAGGCCGCCGGCCCCGACGATCTCGACGCGGGTGCTCTCGTTGTGCTCGACGTCGAGGGCGAAGATGTAGATGCGATCGATCGGGCTGGTCATCTCGGTCTCTCCTGTTGTCGTCATCAACATGAATGCTGATGTACACGATACGTTGAGACCTGTCAAGCATTCATTGAGGGCTATGGTGAACAAATCATTCCAGGAGTAATTTGCCGGCAAATCACCGGAGAACGTGGACATGGCAGCAGCCGGAGGCCCCCCAATGGGCGAGGCCGAGGACGTTGGTCTAACCAGCGAGGAATTGTTCCGCGGTGCGATGGCGCCGGAGGCTCCCGCGCCATCGTCCGACCCCGCGGAGGCGGGCGGCGACCCCACCCTACCCGGCGGTCTGCCGTCCGCTCCGCAGGGTGTCCCACCGGCCGCGGAGCCTGGGACACCCCCCGACGAGCTGCAGCTCGACGCTGAGGGCCGCCTGCGCAATTCGCGCGGCCAGTTCGCCTCGCCGCAGCAGGTCGCGGACCACAACGCCCGCCAAGGCCAGGCAGGGGTTGCAGACCCCCGGCAAAGTCATCAGGGGGGTCCGCAACTCCTCGGCCCCGACGGCCAAGAGCCGCCGATGGTGCCCACCTGGCGGATGCGGGAGCAGACCGAGCGCCACCAGGCGCAGCTCGCCAACATGCAGCAACAGTACGATCGCATGCTGCAGATGGTCGAGCGGATGACGCAGCCGCCGCAGCGGCAGGCGCCGCAGCAGCAGGCTCCACAGCTGCCGGATCCCGTGATTGACCCGGTGGGCTATCAACGCGGCATGGAGGAGCAGTTCAGCCAGGGACTGCGCGCGGTCATGCTGGAGAACAATCTCCGCATGACCGCGATCGAGGTCGGCAAGGCCAACTTCCAGGCGGCCTACGATGCCTTCCTCGAGGCCGGCCGGCAGGCGCCGGACTTCGCGCGATCGGTGGTCAACGATCCCGACCCCGGCGAGCGGATCATGAACTGGTACAACAACCAGCGCGTCTTGCAGGAGATCGGCGGCAATCCGCAGCAGTGGATGGCGCGGCAGCTCGAGGCGGCGCTGGCCAACCCACAATTCCTGGCGCGCGCGGTAGAGGCGGCGCAGAACCAGGCGCGCGGCTTGCCTCCCGCAGGATCTCCGCCACCGCAGCAACCAAATGGCCGCCAGCAGCCGCAACAGCCGCGATCGCAGGCCAGGCACGAGGTCGTGCTGCCACCGTCGCTGTCGAACATGCGCGGCGCATCAGGTGACGGCGGCGCCAACGGTGGCACGGTCGACTACGGCCACGGCGTCTCGCTCTCCGACAACGATCTCTTCCGCGGTGCAATGGCGCCGCCGGCATCAGGGCAGCGCCGTTGATCTGATGTGAACTCTGGTTATAGCTGTGAGCTCGCCGGCCAGGAGCGAGATCCTGGCACACGCTGGCACCGAGCGAGATCGGTGTAGCGCCGCGAGAGCGCGAGAGCCTCGCACCGTGTGATGTCCATCCCGCAACATTGGCGCTCGCGCGCCCCATCATGCTGTGCGCACGCGCGCCTGACCACAGGGGTCAATCATGGCGCTCTCTGAAGTTCAAAATAACAATAAGCTCACGCTCTACACCCAGCAGATCAATCGCGAATACGTTCGCGAGAACCTGTTCAGCCCGTACATGGGCGAGAGCATCACGGCGATCATCCGCGTCCGCAACGAGCTCAAGAAGGGCGGCGAGCAGATGAACATCCCGCTCGTCAGCCGCCTGCGTGCGGTCGGGCGGTCAACCGGCAAACTGGTCGACAACGAAGAGGCGATCGACGACTACGGCTATCGGCTCTACGTCGATTTCGCCCGCAACGCGGTCAAGACCAACAAGTACCAGCAGCAGATCGACAGCGCCGACAGTTTTGGCGAGGCCAAGCCTCTCCTGAGCGACTGGGGCAAGGAGCTGCAGCGCGACGAGATCATCGAGGCGCTGATGGCAATCCCGGTCGAGGCGGCACCCGCCGGCCTGGCCAGTGACAACGGTCAGCGCGTCAACGGCCTGTTGTGGGAGGCCGGGAGCGCCGCGCAGCGCAACACCTGGGTGACCGACAACGCCGATCGCGTGTTGTTTGGCGCCACCAAGGCGAACTACTCGACCACGTTCCTGACCGCCATCAACACGCTCGACACCACCACCGATCTGCTGAGTGGCAAGGCGCTGTCGTTGATGAAGTACATCGCCAAGCAGGCCAACCCGCGCATCCGTCCATTCAAGATCGAGGACGGCCGCGAGTATTTCGTGGCCTTCGTCGACGGCTTGTGCTTCCGCGATCTCAAGGAGGATCTCAAGCTCGTCAACAAGGATGCCCGGCCCCGCGAAGGCCGCGGCATGAACGACAACCCGATCTTCCAGGACGGAGATTTGGTGTACGACGGCGTGATCGCGAGGGAGATCCCGGACATCGACCCGTACGTCACGGCCGGTGGCCCCTGGAACGCCAACCTCACCAACGGCAGCGCCGTGCTTGCGCACCCGGTGTTCCTGTGCGGCCAGTCAGCCGTCGCGATGGGCTGGGGCCAGATGGCGCGTCCGACGTTCCTGAAGGAGGACGACTACCAGTTCGTCACCGGCTCGGGCATCGAGATGTGCTACGGCGTCGGCAAGGTGTTCAAGAAGCACCCCAAGACCACCTCCGTCCTCAAGCAGTGGGGCGTGGTCACCGGGTTCTTCGCCGCGTCCGCGATCTAAGATCTCTACGGGGCCGCGCATGCGGCCCCGACCCCTCACATCGCAAGGAGATCGCAGATGCGACCGAACACAATCATTCCAGCCCCGGACGCCAAGGGCTATGTCGGCGTCATCAAGTTCCGCCTGAGGTTTGACGAACCGAACGCCGCCCTCGGTATCTGGAAGTCAACCGTGCAGCCCGGCATGCAATTGATGCCGGCAACAGCTCGCGTGATCACGCCCTTCAACGGCACCACACCAAGCGTGACGGTCGGTACCAATGGCTCGCAGGACAACATCCTCGGCGCCGCTGACATCACCGAGGCTGGCGCGACCGTCGTGCCGGTCGATACCGGTGTGGCACTCGCCTTCACCGTGGCGACACCGATCTACGCGCGGGCCGTTCTTACGGGCGCGACTGCCGGCGAGCTCGAGGTTACGATACCTTTCACCACCTGACGGCATTCCGCCGTCACGAACGGGAGGTCTCGATGGCCGACGCAACGACGCCAAAGCCGGTTGAAAAACCGGTTCCCAAGCTGGTGACCTGGCTTGGTGAGGAGGATCAACACTACACGCTCCAGGAGGGCGAGGACGGCGACATGGAGCGGCAGCCAGCTGCCGGCCCGTCCTTCATGTACTGGGCGCGGGTGCGGTTTGACAAAGACAAGCCGGTGCTGATCGACCCTGACCAGGCGCCGTCGCCTGATCTCAAGCTGGTCTACGAGCACATCCTCAAGAAGGCTCCCAACATGCCGACGTCGTTCAAGGTCGGCGACGTCGAGGAGTACGACACCAGCGAAGAGGATGGCGAGGAGATTGGCGACGACGAGGACAAGCACGCCAAGCGCAAACCCAAGATCCAAGCCATCCCCAAGCGGAGGCGATAAGCCATGGAGGCCTATGTCGATCGCAACCGCCTGGTGCTCGAGATCCTCGAGGAGCTCAAGGTGACGGCTGCCGGCCAGCCCGCCGCCGCCTCCGAGATCGATACGGTCGACAAGAGCCTCGACAGCGCGCTGAAGGAGCTGGCGGCGCGCCACATCGTGCCGATCGCCGATGCCGATGCCATTCCGGCTGAGTATCTCACTGCGCTCAGCCAGGCATTGGCGCGGATGATGGCGAACAAGTTCTCGATCTCCAATGAGGAGACCGAGGCGATGTTCGCCAAGGAGGATAGCCCGTTCTCGCCGGAGAACCGGCTGCGCGCGATAAAAAACTCCGGCCCGGCCTACGTGCCGCAGGTGCCGGATTATTTCTGAGGGGAGGATGAGATCCGCATTCAATTCCCGAAGAGCTCATCGCCTGGCCGGCGTCCGCAGGAGAGCGCCGGCCGGCTGATCAACGCGGTGGCGGAGCCGATCGGGGAGGGCGCCTCGGTGCCGTTCAAGATCATCCGCCAGCCAGGCGTCGAGAGCTACGGCAATCCGGGCGCGCTCGAGCTCGAGAATTTTCGCGGCATGACGTTTGTCGAGGGCACGGTCTACGTGGCGTTCGACAATCACCTGGTCAGCTTTAATGAGGGGACGCCAACCTACGGCGACATCGGGCCCGGGGCGATCATCATGGCGGGCGGCGGGCCGGTGTTCTTCGCTCGCGACCAGGCGCAGCCGCCGCATCAGATCCTGGTGCCGGCGTCGGCCGGCGGCGCCTACGAATACACCGCGGCCGGCATCACCACCTCGCCGATCACCAATGCCGGCACCGCGATCGACGTCGTGTACGGCACCGGGTTCTTCTTCTACCTCCTGCCGAATGGCCGGGTGTACTGCTCGAGCCTGCCCAACACTCCCGACGCGGTGGCGTTTGCGACTGCCGAGAGCAAGCCCGACGGCGCACTGCGGCTGATCTATTTTGGCGACCAGCTCTACATCATGGGCAAGGAGAGCATCGAGGTCTGGGGCAAGCCGATCAACACTGCGGCCGGCCAGTTCGTGCTCAACAAGATCACCACGATCCCGCGCGGCATGATCTCCAACAAGGCCTGCAGCGGGTTTGAGAATGGCGTCGACCTCGGGGTCTGTTTTGTCGGCAACAATCACCAGGTCTGCCGGCTCAACGGCTACCTGCCGGAGCGGATCTCAACGTCCGACGTCGAGCGCTCGATCGAGGCGACGATCGACAAGACCAGGATCGAGTGTACGTCGTATTTCGGCGACAACCACGCCTACCTGAAGGTGCGCACCAACGAGTGGTGCTGGGTCTACGATTTCACCACGCAGACCTGGGCCGAGCGGCAGAGCTATCTGTCGACCACGTCACGGCTGCTGCAAGCGATCTACACCGGCACGCGATGGCTGGTAGGCGATGCCGACAGCGCGGTGATCGGCTGGATCCGCGCCGATCGCCGGCGTGAGTTCGAGCGGCCGCTGATCTGGCAGGTCGATGCGGTGCCAACGAAGGGCTTCCCCAACCGCGCGGTGGTCGGCCCGGTCCACTTTGAGTTCGTCGTCGGCGTCGGCGAGATCGACATCGTGGAAGGCACCGCGATCGTGTCGACGATCGACGACAGCACCCGCGTCAATCCGCGGGTCGAGATCTCGTGGTCGGATGACGGTGGCGAGAATTTTACCTATCCAGAACTCCGTGAGCTCGGAGGGCAGCGCAATTCCAAACAGCTCATCCGGGTATTTTTGACCGGATCACTAGGGCCGTACGGTCGGGTCTGGCGTCTGCGTTGCTCCGATCCGGTCTACGTGTCGCTGATGAACGGCGACATGCCCCGCATCAAGCAGAGGGATGCCGCCTGATGGCGCTGCAATTTCCGATCACTTCGCCGCAGCTGCCGCCGATCCCGCCGCCGGAGATGCCGGTGCTGCGGCCGAACGGCACATTCACGACCGAGTGGTACAGCTACCTCAAGGGTGTGGAGACGCTCCTCCGCATCGTACTTGCACAGGTGCCGTGATGGGTATTTGGGACAACCTGACCGGACTGTTTACTGGCGAGCCGGCACTCGAGGCCGAGGCCAACGCGCGCGCCGCCCGTGCCGCCGGCTTTGGCGAGGCCTCGAAATATCTCACCGAGGGCACCGAGAAGGCGTCGCAGTATTTCAACACTGCGACCGGTCGCTGGGAGCCGCTGGTGGCGACCGCCAAGAGCGGCTACGACGCCGCCGCCGATGCCTCTGGCGCCAACGGTCCTGAAGGCCTGGCGCGGGCGCGCGCGGCCTACGAGAGCTCGGGCGCCTACGGCACCGGTCTCACCCGGTCGAACGACGAAATCCAACGTCGCATGGCGTCGATGGGGCTCAGCGCCTCGTCGAACAATCTGCAGGCGGTCTCCGACAACACCGCCGACCTGATGCAGAAGGGCTACTTCACCTACGCCAACAACCTGATGCCGTGGCTGCAGCAGGCCAACACGGTGGCTGGCGCACAGTCCGGCATCGATGTCGGCCAGGGCGGCCTGTGGCAGAGCCACGGAGCCAAGCTCGGCGACTGGCGCACCGGCCAGGCGACCGCGG